GTCATATCCGCCAGCTTGCTAAGATCCGCGACATGGCCTTGGAGAAGGGAAACTACACCGCAGCAGTCGCGGCTGAGAAGTCTCGGGGACAGGCCGGTGGTTTGTATATCTCCCGCAGCGAGATCCTTGTGGGAAAGATCGACCAGATGTCCCGCGAGGACGTCATCGCCGAGATTGCCAAGCTCCAGCAGCAATTCCCCGTCCTGATGCAGTCCACCTCCCCCACCATCGACATGGTCGCCAATGCCCGCGACGTCGATGGGATCCCCGACTTCGTCCCCGATGATGAGCGCCAGCGCATGGCCGAGGAGATCGACCAGTGAAAACCGAGGCTGAGATCTGGAAACGTCTGAAGCGAGAGACGGACAGGCTGGCCCACTGGACGCGCATCGAGGCGCGGGTAGGGGCGGGTATCCCCGACATCAATGGGGCCTATCAGTGGCCTCCTACGGGCCAGCAATCGCCTATTGAGATCTGGGTGGAGCTAAAGGTGTGTACGACAAAGACCTACAAAACAGCCGGGCTGTGGAGACCAGCGCAGATTGCGTGGCAAACCGCGAGATCTCGAGTGTCGCCATGCGTCTGGAACATGGTCAGCCATCCAGAGTCCCAGAGTCTCAGGATCTACAACGGTTCACGGATCACGGACCTTTGGGACGACGCAACAGGAAAAGCTGAACCAGATCAAACACTTAGCTATAGTGATCCATTGGCCATGTTCCTCGACATGGCGGCGGCGCGGGCCTCTGATCTAATTAGAGCCATGCACCAGACGCATAGCTCCCCTGCGCGGGCCTCTGATTCGCGGGCCTTTGATCCAATTGCAGACGCCCACACCAGAATGTGAACAGCAAAAGGCCCCGAGGGTTTCCCCCCGGGGCTCGGGCCTCGTGGTCGCGGGCCTCTGGTCTAATGTTTCACGTGTGACAGTAACCGTCGCGCTCGATACAGAGCCACATCCCCTGCCAAGGAACGACAATCGCCCCGTCACAACCGAACGTCGGCTGCACGGCCGCGCGAAAGGCGCGATAGGTGATCCCGAGATTGACGCGGGAGAAGACGCGCCCAAGGGCGCGTCGCTGGTCTTTGGTGGTGGTGATCATGGTTCTAGGCGTCCTCTGCTAGGGGTTCTATCTCAACTGCCAGTTCGTGTTCATCGCGCCATTGCTCCAGTGGAACGCTAAACGCGGCGTCATAGGCTTCTTCCTCGTTCTTCGCCTCTACAATAATTTCGAAGTGTTTGGTGGCCATCACGACAAAGCGTTTCATTTTCATGCCTCCTGAAAGCGTTTAGCGGTTACACCGTGGGCCTCAATTACGATTGACGCGCGGGCCTTGGCGCTCTGCCCCCCGCATGCCCTACAGTCAGCGCAAACGGTCCTCTGGCCCGCTTCCTTTGAAGCGGGGCATGTTACCTCGCCTTGTAGGCTCGGCGCGCCGATAGCCTTGACACGGAACGTGCGCCACCCTGCGGCGTGGGCCTCGGCGTGGTCGGCCGTGCTATCGGCACTGGCCATGCATAGCAGCTTGAACGCGGCGAAACGCTTGTCGCGCCATTGATGCGAGTAACCATTGATCGCCGCTACGTTTAAGGTGCAAGCGCGCCAAATCTGGAAAGGCGCTGCGGTCGGATCACCATAAGTCCCCATTCGGAATGCAAGCCCGGCGAATAGCTCCGGCAGGATGGCGCGGTCATAGTCGGATCCGGGCTCTGCATAACGGCCGCGCGTCAAAGCCCCATACACACTGGCCACGCTGCGGCCGACGTTGACATAGCAAGTCCCATTGTTCGCGGGCCGATGCATGCAAGCTCCGCAGACGCTGCTATCCAGTCCCTCGCGCAATGCGGTCATGGGGTCGGCGTCGGCGCGAATGATGAAGGTTTGCACCATTGCGCCCGTCTTGCTGTTAGTACTAGCGTCGGTTATGCGATTAGCGATGACGACAATGGGTGCGCCGTCTAGCATGCTCGGCCCGCGATAGAGAATGACGCCTGTAAACGTGCCTTTGCGTAATGCTTTGATCATGTCTTGCGCTGTCTTGATCATGGCCTAGGTCCTTTCTACGACCGGTTAACGATGTAAGTATAGAGAACAATAGGGAGAACGCAAGCTGTTTTCGAACTTATTTTTCCATGCGTCTGGCGCATAGCTAGTCGCGCGGGCCTCGTCTGGCGCGGGCCTAAGATGCAATTGAGATGCGCCCCGGCCCCACGCGCGCGGGCCTCGTCTGGCGCGGGCCTTTGATATAATTGTACAAGAGAACAATAAAAAATATCCCCCGGCCTTTCGACCGGGGGATGGTGGCAGGTCGGATCCGGATTAGCGGCGCGCGGTCATCGCCTTGAGTTCAGCCTTGACGCGCCGCGCCGTCTCGCCGCGCCATGTCGTGGCATTGGACATGAAATAGAGGATGACGGTCCTTGCATCGTCATAGCCGTAGGTGTCGTCTACGGTATGCAGGAACCGCATTGCGCCAAGATAGGGCACAGCGCCAAAGTAGGGCTTGGCCCAATCCTTGATGATTTCGTCAGCGATGGCGTGAATGGGTCGTGTCATGGTGCGTTCCTTTCTTAGAACAATGAGAGCGCAGCAACAGCGCCGATGAAGAGCCAAGTAGCAGTGAAGAGAATGGTTTCGATGGTTTGCATGGTGTTCCCCTTTCTGTGGAATGGGGGAGCTTGCGCTCCCCCGGTCGGTTATCGCTGGATGACGGGCAAGGCCGCTTCCATGGCCCAAATCCATTCGTTAACGTCAGCGATGGCTTGGTCATACTGGCCACGCTTGTACGTCTTGCCGGTGATCTTGCTGGCCATTGCGAACGAGCGGGTCGGAGTCGCCGTCCGCGTCAGGCGGAAACCAATCTTGCAAGCGCGCAGCGCATGTTTGACAGTCCGCGCATGACATAGCCGGGTCGCGTCGGGTCCATGGAAACCAGTGACGCCGTTCTTTTCGTCAACAGTGATATAGCTATCTGACATGGTCGCTCCCCTTACCATTGGCCGTCGCGCACAGGGCGCGCGTCGATCCCAGCCCCTAGTTCAGCGGCCCGTTGAAACGTCGTCAACTGACGGGCGCGCAGAACGTCGGTTGTGCTAGGTCCGGCGGGCGCATTGTTCATTTGGTTCACGGCTATTGCCTCAAGGGCCGCGATCCGCTCCGCAAGAGCGGCCGAGAAACCTTGAGTGTGCTGGATCTCGCGCGTTAGGGTCGCGAGCGCCGATGACAGTGCGACTAGAGCGGCCGCGACGCTTTCTGTTACAGGATGATCAGTCATGCGATGTTCCTTTCTGGGGGATGGTCAAACTGGTGATCGATCACCAGTTTGACCGGGAGTGTTAGAGGGTGACGGTGATCTCGCGGCCCGACAGAGCGGAGTCGAGAGTGTCCTCAAGGACGCGGTCTAGAACCCGCTCGACAACGGCGACGATCTGCGAGTCGAGATCGTCGCCGGTCTCAAGCCACCGCCCCGAGTCGTTTTCCAAAGTGACGACACGTTCGAGCAACCGCTCGAACTCGGGGTCGTCAAGCGTACGCTCCTCAAGGGTCTGGAGCCGGATCTCGAAATGATGGTTCACGTTGATTTGGTCGTGGGTCTCGACTCCGAGCTTGTAAACCTTGCGCTCCAGAGCGCAGATCTCGTCAATGCACACATCGACGTTTCCGCCCTTGGTCTCGGCCTTTGTCAACCGGGCCTCGAACAGGTCGAGCCGGTCGTTGAACCGGGAGATCATCTCCGAGTGACGGTCGAGCCGGTTCATGGTCTCTTCGATTGAAGAGAGCCGGTCGAGAGCAACAGAGAGGGCCTTGATTAAATCAGTCATTTTTTGTGCCTTTCTTTCTATGGCGCGGGGCATGCGTCGCCCCGCCCAATAAGTAAGCCCGATCACGGAACGAATGTCAACATAGGAAATGCCAGGGAGCAATTAGCAGTGAATAAGGGAGCATGGCCTAGGACCGCCTAGGAAGCCCGCTGGCAGGGGTCTTTATTTTAAGTAGTTTTTCCCCGCCAAATCAATGTTCTCCATTCGTTCACGTTCACCCCATTCCTATCCCATAGGAACATTGTCCGCCATCGCGCGCCGCGCCCACAAGCAAGAGTCATGCCACCACGGGACTCTTTGGCCCAAACTGGACCTAAGCAACAGACTGTCAGAGAACCGTCACCCCCCTAAAGAGGCGCGGGCTTCGCGGGCGCGCGTAAAACCCGATTTTCCTCACCAAGTTACCAATTGTAAAAATTCCCACGGACCCCGAATTGTCAACATCGCTCCAAGGTACCGG